TGGCTCATCTGGTCTTACAGCAGAGGCGGTAGACGAAGCACAGGCACGATTTCCTAAAGAATCCTGAGCGTAGATTTCTTTTCGAATTAGCAGAAAAGTTGGGTAGGTCGGTGGCTGAACTTCTTTACGGGAGTCCAGCACACCGCCCACTTACAAGTATGGAATTAACTGAGTGGACTGCGCTTTGGACTCTCAAGGCAAAAGAGCAAGAGAAGGCAGAGCGTAGAGCGAAAGCGAGGCGATAATGGCAGAAACTCCAACCATGGAAGTTCGCGCTCGGCTAACCGCTGAAACAGCACAGTTCACCAAGGGTATGCAACAGGCTACCCAATCAATGAATAACTTCACCGCGCAATCATCTTCTTTGCGCGGTGCAGTCATTGGCGTTGGAATTGCGGCGGGTACTGCAACTGCGGCGATGATTGCCTTTGGCACAAAAGCATTTATGGCGGCGGCTCGCGTAGACGAGTTGGATGTCTCCATGAACGCCGTTGGAAAAGCAACGGGTCTTGGCTATCAAGCAATTAGAGATGCGGCGATAGCCACAAAAGACATGGGTATCGAGATGGAGATTGCCCAGCAATCAGCCATCAAGTTTGCTCAAAACAATTTAGATTTAGCCTATGCCTCTCAGTTGGCTAGAGCGGCTCAAGACCTTGCTGTTGTATCAGGAAAAAACTCAACCGAAACATTTAATATGCTTACACACGCCGTTATTACGGGTCGAAGTGAAGTTCTTAAATCAGTTGGTATCCAAAAATCTGCTGGACAGATGTATGAGACATTTGCAAGGAGCATTGGTAAATCGGCAAACGCTTTAACATACCAAGAGAAACAAACAGCAGTTGCCACGGGTGCGCTCAAAGAAGCGGCTAAAGTTGCTGGAGTCTACGAAGCGGCTATGGATAGTCCTGGCAAGGTACTTCGTTCTTTTGCCCGTATCCATAATGAAATTCAAGTAGCAGTTGGTGGGGTTCTCCTAAAAGCCTTTGGTCCAATGATTAAGGCTCTCTACGATGTTGAAAAGAATATATCAAAAGCATTTACAAAGAGCGAGAAGTTCAAAAATGTTTTAGAAGCGTTGCAGATGGTGTTTGTAAAACTTACTGCTCCAATTACAGCCTTTTTGACCAAAATTGGCGATGTCATAAAGAAATTTACTGAGGCTGACACACCAGTTAAAAATTTAGACGGAACTCTTAAAAGTTCACAATCCACCATAACTGCAATGGCTGAAAAGTTTGAAATGCTACTCCCTGTTCTAGCGGCAGTTGGCTCAGGCTTTGCTGTTTTGGCTGGAAAACAGTTGTTTAGTGCTATACCAGTTCTAGGTCAAGTATTGGCTAAATTGTCTCCGCTACCAGTCGCTCTTATTGTTTTGGCTCTTACCTCAACACAAGTTCGAGATGCTTTCTTAAATCTGCTTAATGCAATTAAACCAATCTTGCCTATCTTTGTAACTCTTGGAAAGATTATGGGAGCGGTTTCTGTAGTTGCAGTAGCCCTTCTAGCAAAAGGCATCAATCTTCTTGCATCAATTATTCGCGGAAGCATAAATTTTGTTAAGACTTACGCTGGAGTATTTAAGGTTCTTGGCGGAATTATCGCTACCTTAGCCATTGCTTACGCTGGATATAGAGCGGTTATTCTTCTAACTACCGCGGCTACTTGGCTTTGGGGTGCGGCTACAACAGCAGTAACTTTTGTAACTAACGGTCTGAGAACAGCCGTAGCAATGCTTAACGCAACTATGTTATTTAATCCAATTCCACTTGTTATCGGTGCCGTTATCGCCCTTATGGTTGCTTTCGGATATTTGATTAAAACAAATGAGTCTGTTGCAAAAGTAGTAAAGACAGTCTTTAACTTTATTGTTAAAACTATTATTTATGTTCTTGCTTATGTTGTTAAGGCTATTGGTTATATGCTCAAGGCTTATGCAATGTGGATTCGTGTTCTCGGGTTCGTTGCTGAAGTGGTAGCCAAGGTGTTTGAGTTCATTATTGATGTAATTCTTTCTTATTATCAATTCCAACTCAAGGTAATTAAATTTATTGTTGATGCTTTTATCAGCCTAATGGAAACAAATAGCACTTTTGCACAGGTTGTTGAAAATGTATTTAATTTTGTTATTAAATCTATTTTAATGGCAGTTAGATTTATTTTGACTTTGTTCAAAACTTGGATTGATTTCTACATAAATGTCTTTGATTCTCAAAACTTGCTTTACAAAGTTGTTCAATCTGTGTTCAATGCAATTATTAAAGTAATTGGTTTTGTGATTAGTTCAATTATCAATGTTTTTGCAGAACTTGTTAGCGGAGTTGGAACTCTTGTCAATACATTTAATAGATTATTCAATGTAGTTAAATCAGTCTTTCTAAAGATATTAGATGTTATCGAAAATGTTGGCGTGGGAATTTTTGGTTTATTAGACAAAATCGCTGAAGGAATTGGAAAGTTCCTTGGCTGGGTTTTTGACAAAATGACTGGGTGGTTAAGAGGGTTAGCAACTTTATTTAGCAAAATCCCTAAAATTGGTGATGATGTTGCAAAGGCAATCAATGGTGGTTTAGATGCAACTGAAAAAATTGTAACTGGGTTTGCAAGCGGTATGACTGGTCTTGGCAAAAAAATGTTTGAAGGTATCGTCTTTGGGGCAGAAAAATTAGTAAATGGTGTTGGAACCATCGGAGTTGAGACCAAAAAAGCGTTAGATGTTACAGAGGAAACTTTAAGAAAGTTTAGCGCAAAAGTTACAGAGTTTAGCGATAAAGATTTTGCTGGAAACGCGATAGATGCACTTATCAGCGGAGGACAAAAAGTATCTGACACGCTTGGCGGAATTATTGACAAGATTAAAGATGCCGAGCAAATAAATTTTGGTAAAGCAATTATAGATGGTTTGGTATCAGGCGCAAAATTAGCATCAAACACTCTTGGAACTATGATTGATGTTATTCAAGATGTTAAAGACTTTGACTTTGCTCGAACAGTCGGAAACTTTATTGATGGAATCGCTACCAAGGCTGACGAGGCTGGTGAGTTCCTTATTGGTCTTTCTGCCTCAATGATGGAATTTGCAGATAACACAGATTTTGCTTCAGCAGTTGGTGATGGTATTGAAGGATTTATCAATAAGATTAAAGAGAGCCTTAAAGAAGGTCTTGGCTTTGGCGATATTTTGGCTGAAGAAAAGAAAAAATATAATGAAGCCTCTACTATAGATGATGATAGTGCAATTGAGGATGCTCTAAAAGCGGCAGACCGTATGAAGGCTATCCGTGAGGCAATGCAAGCGGGTGTTGATTCAATTAAGGGTGTACTTGATGACCTTCGCAAAGCATCAGGTGAATTTGCTGATTCTCTCAAAGATACAATCTTAGGTTTTGCTGGTCTAAAGAGCATTGAGTTGCCAGATGGATTTGTTCCAAAGGCTAAGTCTCTTATCGAGAATATGCGCCAACGCCTTGATAAGAGCAATCAGTTCGCTCAACAGATTGCAACACTTCAGGCAATGGGCTTAGATTCAGGCGCTCTCAAAGACATTATCGAATCTGGACCAGTCAAGGGCGCTCAACTTGCGGCATCAATTCTCGGTGGCGGTGCAGAGGCTATCCAGCAGATTAACTCTCTACAAAAGGCTATTTCATTCTCAGGTGCGGCGATTGGTCAGTACGGTGCAGATGCGGCGTTCGGTGGATTGATTGGTAATGCTCAGGCTCAACTCAACCGTTTAACTGAGGCTGAATTAGCAACCCGAACATCTGGAACAAATCAGTTCATTCAGCAAGGTGCTTTCCAAGTTGTCGTTAATACTCGCGGTGCGGCAAATACTGAAGAAGAAATCAAGATGATTACCGATAAGATTGAACAAACATTTGCAATCTTGGCTAAGGAATTGGCGGCTAAATAATGGCTTCGTACACACTTCGCCCTAATGCTAACTGGAATGGCGACACACTATTTACAGGTACAGGTGGCTCTGACCATGCAGTTTTAGCAGATGATAGCGATGCAACTTTTCTTCTTCGTACTAGCACAACCGTACCCGCCTCATACGAGACTGAGTTCGGAACCACCACTTTGTCAGCCGATGAAACAATTACCTCAATCAATCTTCGCGCTCGCATCTCGGCTGTAGCGGCGGATTCACTTGCTCAGTTCAGCATCGGTGTCATTACAGACCGTAATGGTCGCACCGTTACTTATGGCATCCCAGTCTCAAAGCAGGGCATAGTCACAGCGACAACTTTTGACCTAGGTATTAAATTAACAAGCGCCCCAAATGGTGCCACTTGGACACAAACGCTTTTAGATAACTTAGTAGTGAAGTTCACGGATGGCGCTACAGGCTCAGCAATTCTGCCACCAGACCCAACTAACCGAACAACTCTTTATGCGCTTTACATTGATGTAGAGACCGCTCCACGCCCTACCGTGAGCGTTACAGCCCCTTCTGGAACTGTCACGGATACATCTTTCCCTTCAGTTACATGGACTCCAACATTTTCAGACGGTAGCCCTCAATCCGCCTACGAAATTAAAATCTTTGATGCGGCGACTTACGGCGGGGGAACCTTCAGCCCCGATACATCCACTCCGATTATTGGTACTGGAATCATCACATCCACAAATAACGGTCAAACTCTTGAAGGCGACCTTGCCAATAGCACTACCTACCGAGCCTATGTTCGAGTTGCCTCTCTCATCAATGGTGTCAATTACTTTAGCGCTTGGGCATTTTCACAATTTGCTCTAGCCATTGATTCTCCAGCAACTCCAACCGTATCGGCTTTCTATGATTCAACCACGGGCGCAGTCACAGTAACAATCTTTGGTCGCACAAACGCTCTTTCCGCTAATCAAGCATCTCTTGAAACAAATACAACGGGATGGGCGGCAGTCACGAACTGCTCCATCTCGCGCAGTACAGACCAGTATTCAAGCGGTACCGCCTCTCTCGCAGTTCTTTCGGGTTCTGCTGGAGATATGACGGCATCAACTACTACGGCTACAAAGTTCGCTGTAACGGCTAACAATAAGTTCTCGGCTACCGCTGAGTTCAAGGCTGGAACCACGGCTCGCGCTTGTTCTGTTGGAATCATCTGGCTCAATACAAGTGGAACCGCAATCTCAACAGTTTTTGGAACAGCAGAAAATGATTCATCTAGCGCATGGAATGAGTGCAATGTATCTGGCACGGCTCCAGCAACAGCGACCCATGCTCAAGTGATTGTAAAGGTTGCAAGCGCTGGCGCGGGTGAGACTCATTTCGTAGACAAGATTGCTTTCCATGCGGGCGATACTCCAGTCTGGACAAGAGGTGGATTCACTACATTTTCTTTTGTAGTTGAGCGCTCTGAAGATTCTGGAACAACATTTGCAGAAATCCGAAACAGTCCAGTAACGGCATCAGCATCACAAATTGCGACCTTGGATGATTATGAAGTTCCTCTTGATACAACCGTAATTTATCGTGCGAAGGCGAGGGCTGAAATCTAATGGCTATTCTTTCATCAGGCTATGTATCTACAGAGCCAATCCAGATTACAAATCCTAAGATTTGGTCTTTTACCGCTATTCAAAGCCCGTCAATTGCGGTGCGCTCGCTTAGAGTTCAGCAACCTTTGAATTCACAGATTGTGGAATCATACGGACAATTCAAGCCCCTCGGAGCATCAAAGACAATTGTTATTGCTACTAGCATTTACGGAATTGATGGCTCATACGAGTTCACCACGCAGGGCGAAACCGAGTGGGAAAATCTTTATCCAGTTCTTACATATCAAGGAATTCTTCATGTTCACGACCCGCTAGGTCGCCAAAAGTATGTTCGCTTTGTGGATAGAACTTGGACAGAAATTGGACCAATCGGAAACCTTATTCGTAACGCAAAGGTCAATTACTTTGAGGTAGGCGCTCCATAATGTATCCCGTAACTGACACCTTCCTTTCGTCAGTTCGAAAATCTCATATATCTAAAATCAAGGTAGAGATTTACGATACTGCTAACGGAAACATTTTGAGTACGGTATCCCCGATAGGTGGAGAAGTCACAATTGATAGTCGCCGTTCTGTTCGTAGGCAATGTAGCCTTGAGTTCGTAGATGCGGATGGAACGCTTGTTCCAACTAATAACCGCTCCTCAGTTCTCCTACCCTATAACCGTGAAGTAAAGATTTACCGTGGAATTCAATATTTGGATGGAACTGAAGAATTAGTTCCGCTCGGTGTTTTTCAACTTACAACCGTTGAAGTTTCAGATAGCCCTCAAGGTGTAAAGATTTCAGTCCAAGGCTCAGATAGAAGCCTTCGAGTTGCCAAGGCTAAGTGGACAAACCACAATTTTTATATTGAGGATGCAACCCCAAAAGAAACAGCCATAGTCAAAATTCTTAAAGACCGTTACCCAAATGTGAAAACAGATTTTCCAGCCACGGGGCAAGTCACAAGTATTATCTATCCCTCTCTTGACCAGTCATCTGACCCTTGGAAAGAATGTCTTAAGATTGCTGAGTCGGCTGGCATGGATTTGTACTTTGATGAAAACGGTACGGCTCGTATGAGACCAATCCCAGACCCAGATTTAGGCAAGGCTTTAGTTGAGTACACAGATGGCGAGGATTCAGTCCTTACTCAATTGGGTCGCAACCTTTCCAGCGATGAGTCCTATAACCATGTAATTTATACAGGTGAGGGAACAAACTTAACTATCGGCGTTATCGGTGAGGCTTTTGACGATAATCCATCTAGCCCTACTTATGTGACTACTTATGGCTCAGTTCCCATCTTCAAATCATCTCCCAACATCCTGACCGTTGCCGAGGCTGTAGAAGCGGCTCGCGCTGAGTTGAAAAAGGTTATCGGAGCATCTGAGAAAATTACATGGGACCAAATTGTGAACCCAGCCCACGATGTTTATGACTTGGTAAAGATTGTGCGCTCGCCATCTGGAGTCAATGCGACTTTGATGCTGGATGCAATTTCCATCCCGCTTGCGGCTACCTCTACGATGAACGCCATTGGCAGAAGTAGGAGATTCTAATGGACTTGAGTTACCTCGTTAATCAGATTAAGGCAACACCGTCTGGACTAAGACTGCGCCAAGGAACAGTTATGGCAGTTAATTCCAACCGCACCATGGATGTTCAAATTGCTGGAGATGGTTTTACTTTGCCTTCAGTTCGATACCTGAGCAATTACGCACCAAAGCCCTCTGACCAAGTTTGGCTTCTTAATGATGGCGCTGACTTACTTGGTATTGGGATGGTTGCTGGCGCAGATAGAACTCTTGCCCCAGTTGCTTATCGAACTAGCGCCCTCACAGTTACAAAAGATACGAACACCTATGTTTCTTTCCAAGCCGATAATTCAGACGGGTGGGGATGTTGGACAGTCAGCGACCCTACAAAACTTACAATCCCCGTTACTGGTCGTTACATTGCTACCGCCTCCGTTTTATGGGAAGGACAAAATGGCGGTTATTGCTCGGTGTTCATTGAAAAGGGAACTCAGGAGATAGCGCGTACCGATGGAACTTTGTCTACAAAAGAACATGGATTTCACATGAGCGTTTCTTCAGTTCCTATTACTTTGACTAAGGGAGATTATGTTCGTATGGGAGTTCATCACGACCATAATCCTGATAATGATTTAATTCTCAATATTGGAGGAGTAGACCACACAGGGTATTTTAATGCACTATCTTTAATCTACCTTGGTTCATAAACACATAGGTTATTATTTACACATCTAGTAGAGGAGTTCACAATGAACGCACAGCAAAAGGCAATGCTCGCATCTTATGGTCGCTCATTCTTAGCGGCAGTCACAGCAACTTTCATGGCAACAGGGGGAGACCTGTTCGCTCTTGATGCAGATACAGCCAAGGCAATCTTGGCTTCAGGTATCGCGGCGGTTCTTCCAGTAGCACTTCGCTACATCAATAAGCAAGACCCAATGTTCGGCAGAATTGCTGAAGTGGTAGCGGCTGAAGGAATGAAAAAACTTACTAAGAAGGCACCTGCGAAGAAGGCTGTCGCTAAGAAGTCGGCAAAGTAATGGCAGAGAAAGGCTCAGTTGAACTTTTCCTTCAAACCGCTTTCAAAGAAATCGGAACGATTGAAGGTCCAAAGGATAACGAAACAAAGTACGGGGCTTACACAAAGGCTAACTTTTTACCATGGTGCGGAAGTTTCGTCATGTGGTGCGGGAATGAAAGCGGCGTAAAGATTGTAAATACAGTCTCAACTTTGGCTGGCGCTAACGCCTATAAGAAGGCTAACGCTTGGGAGGATGCAGAAACAGCAACTCCTCAGCCTGGGGATATTGCCTATTTTGATTTCCCGATGGATGGGGTCAATCGGATTTCTCATGTAGGAATTGTTTTGAAAGATAACGGTGACGGAACAGTTACCTGTATCGAAGGAAATACCAGCCCAGACAAGAAAGGTGACCAGCGAAACGGTGGACAAGTTGCCAAGAAGGTTCGCGCCTACAAAAAAAGCGCTAAAAAAGGATTACCTCTTGCAGTTGTCGGCTTTGGTCGCCCTAAGTTCAAAGGATAATCATGGCAGAACACGAACCAACCCTCGGGGAAATCATGCGTAGGCTTGATGACTTGACTACAGAAGTCAAACAAATCAATATCAATATTGGCGAAACTTATGTTCGCCGTGATGTCTACTCATCTGATTCTGCTCGTTTTCAACAGGCAATGGAATCAATCCTTGACCGAGTTGAAAAGATGGAATCTCGCTCCGAGTGGGTGGTTCGTACTGTCGGCGCTCTCATCATTGCCACAGTTGTCGGTGCCTCCGTATATGTTGGGCAAATCATCGGCTTGTAGGATTTGACATACCCAACTGGGGGTGTGTAACCTCTCGCTATGAGAGGAGCAATATGACAACACAACCAGAAATCAATGAGTTCGACCATCCCGCTGTATCTTCAATCTCAGCGGAAAATGAGGGCTTTGTAGTTGATACAGACCAAAAGGCTGATTGGGCAATTCGCAAATTAGCAATCATTCGGCGCAAGCAAGCCGAGAATAAGGCTATCTACGATGCAGAAGTTATTCGCATCACGGAATGGCTCTCAACGGTCAATACAGCCCTTGACCGAGATGCCCTGTACTTTGAGGCAGTTCTTACCCCTTACGCGCTCCTACAGCGCTCTGAGGGTCGCAAAACGGTAACTTTGCCCCATGGCTCACTCAAGACTACGGCTGGTCAGCCACGCATTGAGTTCAATGATGAATCTAAATTCATTGAGTGGGCAAAGGTCAATGACCCTTCACTTCTGCGAATCAAAACTGATGTAGACAAATCTGCGTTAAAGGCTTTGATTACCGAAGAAGGTGTGGTAATTTCAACCCAAGGCGAAATTATCCCCGAGGTCAAGGTTGTTCCAGCCGAAACTTCAGTCAAGTTCGTAACCGAGTAGAGAGAGAAGAAAATGTCAGAAACCAAAACACTATCAATTGCTCAAGCCCTGAATGAAGTTATGAAGGAAGTTGGAGCAGTCAAGAAAAATGACCGCAACGCATCCCAAGGATTTAATTTCCGTGGCATTGATGCAGTTGTAAATGCAGTATCACCTGCACTTCAAAAGCATGGCGTAATCGTTGTGCCTTCAGTTGAGGATTATGAATATCACTCAGTTGAAATTGGGAAGAATCGTACCGTAATGGGTCATGTAAAAGTTAAAGTGACTTACACATTTATCGGCGCAGGTGGAGATGCAATCAAAGCCACGGTGGTAGGTGAGGCAATGGATTCAGGAGATAAGGCAACCGCTAAGGCGATGTCTGTTGCATTTCGAACAGCGCTCCTCCAAACACTATCGCTACCAACTGACGAGCCAGACCCAGACAGTCAAAGTTACGAGCGTTCAGAAAAGGTCGTAGTTGATACAAAGGCGCTCGCCAAGGCAATCTCTGAATCATCTGACCTTGATGGACTCGCCAAATTAGGCGCTTACATCACCAAGTACAAAGATGCGATTGAGCCATCAATACTTGAAACATTACGAATTTCATTCAAGGAGGCTCAAGTTCGTGTCGGCACTTCCCCAGTAGTTGAAACTTCAACCACTAAGGAGTCAAGCGATGACACAGTTAGCGTTTCCTGAAGTTCCCTATAACGGTACATCTGGTTGGTCAGGTTCAGATTCATCTGAAGAAAGAGCGAGAGTTCAAGATTCCGATGGAACTACAGGTAAGCGCCAAATCGCGGCGCTTACCTACCTAGCCAATCGCGGTAAGCATGGAGCGACTTGGAAAGAGTTGGCTGAAGCCCTCGGACTTCACCATGGGTCGGCATCGGGTGTATTGTCCGTTCTCCATCTGACCGAACGAATTGCGAGATTGAAAGATACTCGTAACCGTTGCAAGGTCTATGTGTTACCCGAGTTCATAGATAACCGAAAAATAGAATTACGCCAGCAAAAGAAATCATGTCCTAATTGTGGACATCACTTCTAACATTGAAGGAGAGAGAATGACTTGGGTAAGGATTGATGATGGGTTTCCTAACCATCCAAAGATTATTGGATTGAGTGACGGAGCCTTCCGTCTTTACATCACAGCCCTTTGCTATTCCAATGCCTACCTTACCGATGGCATTATTCCGATAAATACGGTTAAAAAACTATCAAACTCTCGCCATATTTCGGCATTAGTTGGAGCAAACTTGTGGGAAATTTGCGGGGATGACATCAAGATTTTGGGTTACGATGAGTACCAATTTACGAAGGAAAAAGTCGAAACTGAGCGTAAAAAAGCGGCAGACCGTATGCAACGCTCTAGGTCGTTACGGCGAACAGATGGCGTAACTTCGGGCGAAGTTCAACCGCCCCATACCCATCCCATACCCATACCCATACCCAATATAGATATACACACGAATCCTTCGGATTCGGAGTTCAATTTGTTTTGGGCTATCTATCCAAGAAAAGAAGCCAAAGGCGCGGCAAGGACAGCATTTATGAAGGCTTGCAAAAAAGCCTCTGTTGAGTTGATTATTGAGGGAGCAAAGAGATTTGCTAGTGACCCTAATCGTCAGCCTGAGTTCACGGCTCACGCATCTACTTGGCTAAATCAAGAGCGCTGGACTGATACTCCTCTGCCGAGTCGCGGTAATGCTGTGACTCGTACCGAGACCTCAGTTATGCGAGCGTTGGATATTGCTCAAAAGTTTATTGATGAAGAAGAAAGAGAGAGGGCGATAGGGAATGAACCGTTCTGAGGTAGCCCAACTTTTTGCCTACGCCTGTCTTTTTGATGGTCGGCTTCAAGCCGATGAGGGAAAAATCCTTGCATGGGATTCCGCTTTGTTGCCAGATATGACTTTTGAGTTCGCAAAGTATTTTGTGTCGGTTCATTACATGAATGACGAAAAGGTTATTGCTCCCGTATATTTCAACAAAGAATGGGTTCGACAGCGACAGAATGAAAGAGACCGAGAAGCAACCCAGCGCTATATGTTGGAGTTGGAAGATACTCGGACAAAAGCGGCGACACCAGAGCAAGTGAATTTTTATTTATCTCAGATTCGGGAAACATTAGCGAAAGGCAAATCAAGTGCTGATATGGCAGATGGTAACGGAGAGGTGGCATCTGACCTATGAGGATATTCCGATTTGCAGATTGGCTTCGATTACGGCGCTACAAACGAGCGAACACATCTGCTCTGGTTGCACAGAATCTTTGGCGAACGCGAGACTCCAATGGCTAAACCTAAACTCAAGGTAGGTGATGAGGTTCGCTTCCAAGTTTTTTACCGAGCCAATTACCGATGCGAAAAATGTGGTGGGCTAGAGGATAGATTCGGTTGGTCAGTTCATCACAGAGTTCCACGGCGCATGGGCGGTTCTCGTAACGAGCAGTTGCACTTGCCAGCAAACCTAATTTTGTTATGTGGCTCGGGAGTTACTGGGTGTCATGGCTGGGTTGAGTCTTATCGAGACAAGGCTAGGGAACGAGGATTCTTGCTCACCAAAGTTGAATCCGCTGAGGAAATTCCTTTCATTGACGATAACGGTAAAGCGTGGAAAATCTTCAATGACGGGGAGAAGTGGGAATTCGACAGGAGTTCAGGTGACCCTTATCTTTAAGCCATGGATTGCCTATGCAGAACCGATGAACATGAACAACTCGTCTATCGCCTTGAGTTGGCGCAACGCCCTTGGACAACCAACGGGGAACGCGCTGGCAACCGATGGGAACGGGCTGAGTTGGTCAAGACTTGGCGCTCGGCATTTTATGTTCTGGCTAAATCAGAAAAGATGCCAGAGATGGAATGGATTTCAGTTACAGTCGAACCTCACCAAAAAGGGGGTCGCCTACAGGATGTAGGGGCGTGTAACCCAGCAGTAAAAGCGGCAATTGATGGAATCGTTGATGCAGGTATTTTGCCAGATGACTCATCTAAGTTTATGAAGTCTCTGATATTTCTACCTCCTCAAAACGATAGAAATTCATTAGTTCTATACATAAGAGGGGCAAAGAAAGAGAGGAAAGCATGAACTGGAATTTAATATTGACTGTAGTAGGATTATTTACTACTCTTGTATTATTCGCACCTATATTTATTGCTTATGCACTTGCTTATCACAAAGCAAAAATGAGCGCAGAGTTAGAGGCGATTAGACAAAATAAAAGGATGTTCCATCCAAGCAATGACGACATCAATTGGGAAGAAATCTTCGAAGGAGAGAAATAATGAGCGATGTACAGACAGCAGAACAATTAGATGGTCGTGGTTTAGATGAAGTTCGTATGCTTACAAACGCAATGCGAGAACATCAGAATCAGATTTCAGATTTAGGTAAGCGCCGTAAGCAGTTGATTCTGCGACTTCGCAAACAGCGTATTACATACCGCGAGATTGCAGATGCTATGGGAGTTTCAGAGCAGTTGATTTACAAAATCATCCGCAACGATATTGATAGAGCGCCCGTTTATGACGAGGCGGGAAATCTAGTACGCCGTAGAGGTCGCCCAGCAAAGCCAGCGCTTTAGCCTTTACTTAGAGAGAGTTAGGTAAAGGTTAATGAAGTTCATTGAATTATTTGCTGGCATTGGTGCATTTCGCCTCGGCTTAGAAAATACTGGGCATGAGTGCGTATGGGCTAATGAGTGGCTAGACAAACCAAGGAGTATTTATGAAAGAAACTTCGGAGACAAACCAGATGGCAGAGACATTAGAGATGTTTCCGCTGGAGACCTTCCAGATGCCGACCTCCTCGTTGGAGGATTTCCTTGTGCAACTTTTTCAACTGCGGGAAACAGAACAGGGTTCTCTTTGGAGGACACTAGAGGCACACTCGCTTTTGAAATGTTTCGCCTCGCTCGGGATAAAGGAATACCGTACATCTTATTTGAGAATGTCAAAGGACTCCTCAACCACGACAAAGGAAGAACCTTTGGAATCATCTTGGCAGTCTTGGATGAAATGGGGTATGACTGTCAATGGGAGTTGCTTGACAGCCAAAACTTCGGTATCCCACAGCACCGAGAACGGGTATTCCTTATCGCAAATCTTAGAAGTCACGCCAGACCCAAAGTATTCCCTATCGGAAAAACAGGTAGCGGAGATAATGAGACGAACATCCGCCAACAAAAAGGAAGGCAGGGGCTTTTCTCCGACATTTCTCCAACCATAGATGCTCACTACTACAAAGGCGGGAACTCTCGCCCTTATGTAGTTGAGACTTGGAGCCGTAGAGATAAAGCAATGCGTACCTATGACGAGGGAATAGTTCCAACCCTTTTAGCCCAGATGGGTACAGGCGGTGGAAATGTTCCTTTTGTGCGCCCTGTCTTAGATGTAGCCCGAGTCAATAAGAGTCCGAATGGTCGAATGATTAAAGATGATGGCGACCCGATGTACACAATTACGGCTCAAGATAGACACGGAGTTCAAATTGGTAACGAAAATGACTTTGGAATCCGCAAACTTACACCGCTTGAGTGCGAGCGCTTGCAAGGATTACCCGATGGCTGGACAGAGTTCTATGCAGACGGTTCAAGAGTTCCAGACACACAGCGCTACGAACGATGTGGGCGCACAATCACGATTCCAGTAGTTGAAGCAATGGGGAGAAAATTACATGAGTTCTACTGAGCCATTTTCATTTGACACGATTACAGACTTTGATGACCACATCGCTAAGTCCATCCCGAACTATCACCTTTTGAATGATTCAGTTCGAGACTTGGCTACTTTCTACGCAAAAGAAGATTTCAGTATTGTTGATTTAGGATGCTCAACAGGCAAACTTCTTGAGTCCATTCCATTTGAGGGAACCAAACTGGGGATTGATATTTCTGGCAACTTGTTACCTGATAGCCATGACGAAGTTCAATATGTCCAAAAGGATTTACGCTCATTCAAGAATCTGGGCAAGACTCCATCCTTGGTCATCTCACTCTTTACGCTTCAGTTCCTACCATTGGCAGACCGCCCTAATATCTTGAGCCTTGTCTACGATGAGTTGGCTGAGGGCGGGGCTTTTATCTGGGCTGAGAAAGTGCATGAGGAGTCTGGAGAACTTGAGCGTGTTATGAATTCGGCGTACTACGACTTCAAGCGCCTTCACTTCAGCGCATCCGAGATTATGAAGAAAGAGCGAGACCTTCGCCCTATCATGCAGACCAATACCTCAATGCGTAATTACATTATGGCTGAGAACGCTGGCTTCACAGTTGGCACGATGTTCTGGAAGTTTTACAATTTCGAGGCTTGGCTCTTTGTTAAATGAAAGCCAATATCCAGACGGGAAACATTCAAAGTGTAAGTATCAGTTCGCTTACCGCCTACCCTACTAATCCGAGACGAGGAGACATAGATGCCATTGCATCATCGCTTACTGCTCATGGTCAATATCGCCCTATCGTGGTTCAAGCGAGTACCAAGTTTGTTCTCGCAGGTAATCACACTCTTAAAGCGGCTAAGAAACTTGGTTGGAAAAAGATAAAGGCAGTTCTCGTTGATGTAGACGATGACACAGCCAAGAAGATTGTTCTAGCCGATAACCGCCTAACTGACCTTGCTGGATATAACGAGCCACTTCTCAAAAGCCTCTTGCAAGCGCTTCCTGAGTTGGATGGCACGGGATTCACACAGTCCGAGGTAGATACGCTTGACCGTCTCATATCAGGTGACCAAAAGGAACCTTTGGGAACCTCTGGGAACCTAAAGGATGACCCAGAGGTAAAGATAGCGGCGTGGAAGTTTTCAGTTGAGCAAGATGCCTACGATGCGTGGAAAGAGCAACTTTACGAGGAGTTCGGAAAGACTAAGAGCAAAGCCAACGCAGGGATTAAACAACGCCTAGGATTTCCAGAGCGAATCATGGAGAAGCCAGAACGGATTGAGGAGCGCTCGGAGAGTTCGCCTGAAGATGTAGAAACCGTATCCGTGAACGAGATTCTTACTCACCCCTTGAATCCGCGTGAGGGTGATATTGGAGCAATCATTGATTCACTCTCAACCATGGGGCAGTACAGACCGATTGTGGTCAATCGCCCTACAAAGCATTGCGTATCAGGAAACCACACACTTCAAGCGGCAGTTCAACTTGGCTGGGAGAAGATTGCAGTTCATTGGATTGAAGTAGATGATGTAGAGGAAATCAAAATCCTCATCGTGGATAACCGAACTTCAGACCTTGCCACCTATGACTCTCAAGAACTAAATAAGTTACTGACCAGTACGAGTACCAAGGGAACGGGATTCTCTAGGGAAGAAGTAGCCGAGATTCTTTCAGGAGGAAAGACCAAGCCTGGGCATATTCCAATTGGTCGAACAAACATCCGAGTAGGTAATCATTCAATGCGAGTTCACACCGAGGATTTGAACACATGGGCTAACACGATATACGGCTGGACTGACATAGCCGAGTTATTACAGATACCATTAGAAGCGTGTACAACCGAGGTAGAATAAGCCAATGGCATCAACAGTAGCGAAGAAACAACCAGCGAAGGCACCTGCCAAAAAATCGGCTGGGCGACCTACTGCGCTCCTTGAGGAGATTAAAGAGCAAACCCTCCTTGACTACATCCGAATTGGAACACCTGTTCGAAAGGCAGTTACCGCTTCAGGGATAGCGGAAAAGACTTTCTATAACTGGATGAGTCGCGGATTGGCTGAAAGAGAACGCCAAGCGCTAGTGCCAAACGCAAAAGATAATCCCACCGAAGTTATATTTCTACAATTTTTACAGCGAGTCGAACAGGCTAGAGCAGAAGCAATTACTAAAAAGGTTGCAGTTATCGCAAAGAGCGGTAACGATGGAGATTGGAGAGCGGCCGCATGGTGGCTAGAGCGCCAAGTACCAGAGGAGTTCGGCAAGACAGATAGATTTGAAATTGGCGGAAGCAATGGTGAAGCGATTAAAGTACAGATTGAAATGGGCGATTTAGAAGATAAGATTGCAAAGGTCTTAGCAATTCGAAAGAGGTAGAGATGGCTGAACGGCTAGTAGACCTAGTTCTCAATGCCACGCCAGAGGAGAGAACAAAGATTTATCTCTCGCTTACCGATGACGAGAAAAATGCGTTAGGTGTAATTCTCGATGCTGAGATAGAAAACCCATGGGCTAGATATGAGAATGACCCAATTGGATTTATCGAAGAAGGATTAGGTGAAACGCTCTGGTCTAAACAACGCGAGATTCTCGAATCCATCATTCACAATAAGAGAACGACAGTTCCCGCTTGTCACGCTCCTGGAAAATCTCACTTAGCGGCGCGAGCCGTTGCATGGTGGATTTCAGTTCACCCGCCTGGAACCGCTATGGCTATCACTACAGCATCAACATTCAAGCAGGTTCGAAACATCATGTGGGCTAACATCCGCCGAGTTCACATTGCCAATCAACTTCCTGGGGAAATTCTTACGACTGAATGGAAAATGGATGACACCGTAGTTGCCTATGGTTTTCGCCCAGCCGATAATAACGAAGCGGCAGTTCAAGGTATCCACGCACCGCATCTGCTCGTAGTAGTGGATGAAGCGGGTGGTATCTCGGACAAGATTGGCTCAGCCCTTGAAGCGCTTATGACGGGTGGACACACACGCCTCCTAGTATTGGGTAACCCACCGACAGACCAAGAGCAGACATGGTTCGAGCGCATCTGTAATTCGCCTATCTACACAAACATCCCTATCGGGGCTTATGACACCCCTAACTTCACGGGTGAGGAAACTGGTCAATGTCGCAGTTGCCCACCCCATGTAGAGGCTCACGCAGTCGCTACGCACCTAGTAGACCAGAGTTGGGTGGATGATGTAATTGGGGAATTCGGAGAAGATTCTCCATTCGTTGAAGCCCGTGTAAATGCCCGATTCCCACAAACGGGAACAGGAAAAGTCATTCCCTATCATTGGGCAGAACAGGCGACACAGAACGAAGATTATCTCGAATCCAGCGTTATCCGTCTCGGAGTGGATATTGCATCCGATGGCGGAGATGAATTCGTAATCGCAAAGGCAGATGGATACAAAGTCTCGATTACTCATCGCTCATCTGGCAAGGCTAATGCGAACGCCGTTGATGTCGCAGGTGTGATTATTGGTGAGATAGAGAAAGCAGTTGCCGAACATAAGAGCAGAGCGGTACCAGATATGGTACGAGTCAAGATTGACACGATTGGCGTAGGCTGGGGAGTTGTCTCGTTATTGGATAGATGGGTCAAAGAGCGACAGTTGAAAGCCTTGGTTATTGGGGTCAATGTGGCAGAGCGACCTAAAGACCAAGCCAAGTTCAAGAATCAACGCGCCGAGATGTGGTGGAATACCCGAGCCATGCTCCAGCCTAAAGATGAAAAGCAAGAATTACGCCTAGATGTAGACCGCGCTGTATTGGCTCAGTTAGCAGGTCCAACATTCAAATCGGATTCATCAGGTCGAATCTTGATTGAATCTAAGGTAGACATGAAAAAGCGAGGAGTTCACTCCCCTGACCGAGCGGAAGCGATTCTCCTCGCCTTATACGAGAATAAAACTGTTCACGAACCGATTTCGCCGTTATCTTTCACGCAATCGAATCCGTGGACTTTGTAATTACTCTACGGCTGAAAGTGTCTTTGTTGAATTAAGAGGAATTGAGTTAATGACCTCTACCTCACGCTTTGTGACATAGCCACCGTTAGAATCTAGGCGCTCAAGAGCATCCTTCTCATTCTCTGCAAGAATCTGCACGGTTAAATTAACCGAGATTGAATAAACCTTAGTATCGAGGTTAGTTTTTGTGTCTTTCTTCTTTTCAGCCATTTAGCGCTCGCAATCATCGTTAGAACTACCATGCTCTTTGCAATAGTAGTAAGTCTTTCGTTCTGGCTCTTTGCAATGTGGGCATGATTTTTCTTCATTGACCACGATGACCTGAGCATCCGTGTATTCCTTATCGCAATAGTAACAACAGGCAAGCCCGTCTGACCAATCACGGAGCCATCGCTCATGGCGCTCTTTCCGCATTGTCTCCAATACATCGCTCATGCGAGAACGGATTCTGGCTGGATGTCATAGACGGATTCAAAGAGCAGTTGCCCATCTGACCAATCTGCCCAATTTCCATCGCTTCGGATTGTGATGTCATCGCCAAACACTTTCTTAGCGAGGATGAGAGATGCAGTTACCGCTGTGTCGTATGGTCGCTGACCAGTCTTGCAGAAATCATCTTCCTCATTCTCAAGGTCAATGGCAAAAGTCTCATAGGCACCGTTGCCAACACCGTTGAAACTCACATAACCTGCTTCGTAAACTTCTTCACCGATAGCGATTCCCGCTTCATCGGCAGTTGCAGTTATCTGCTTAACGCCTTCAATGAATTCGGCAAACTTCTCAGCCGATGGCTTTTGATTAAACTTCCAGTAATGTGTGTATCCCATTTTTTCCTCTCCTTAGTGTGTGTGGCTTGCTTCTTTTGGCTTTCCATCCCACAACTTAGCGTGTGAGAAGGAGTTCAAAGAGACATAGTAAATCTCGTCAGCATCCCAACTGAAATACTGAATCTTCTTGCGTTGGATTGGATAAGTCTTTGTGATGTATGCGCCTGGGTTATCCCAGTCACGAACCTGATAATCTGAAGAATCAGTTGGAATCACCTTTTCGTGCGCCCAGCCTGTAATTTCTACAATCTCTGAACGAACTTCTTGAATCCACACGGAGAAATCGCTGACCTTGACGACCTTGAAAAATTCAATGTTGGTCTGGTCATAGCCCCATGATGAGTAAAGAATGTCGCCCACCTTTGGCTGAACTTTTACCTTTTCGATTACTGATGACATTTGCATTTCCTCTCTCTCGTTTACAATCTAAGAATACCATACGGGGGTTAATAATCCTACTTCTTTAACCTAACTTGGGAAACTTTTATTCCGTGAGCCTTGGCGTATTGCCTCTTAGCCTCAGCAATGACTTCACGCTTTTCTTTTGTGTCAGCGGTGAATGATAAGAACGCCACGACATTTGCAAGGCTCTGAGCGACCTCTAAATCGTCTCCAGCATCGTAGAGAGCCAACCACTCAAGCGCTCGCCATAAGTCGCCCTTATCAGGCGCTACAGGCTTTACATCGCCACGGAAAAGGTAGTTATCTACAGTTCCCTCGTCAGCGGATATTTGAGTTTTCCACTCGAAATCTTTGTATTGCTGGCTCACTTTGCCTCCTGACATTCCACGCATACCAAGCCTTCGCCAATCTGGTCGAAAGTTTTTCTCTCCTTGCAAGCAAGGCATTTAATTCTTGGCTCACTCATTACTTGAACCTCCCGACCTTGACGATGCTTGCCCATTCCTTTTGGAATTGGATTCCGTAGCACTTCACACAGACCTGCTTTGGGAACACTTCAAACTTTTCAATTTGAACGCCACATTTCACGCAGATTTCCATGGTCACTCCTCTCTCTTACATACCAAGCATACCACACGGGGGTTGTATATTCAAACCAAAACATTCGAACATCTGTTCGGATATGCTTAAGACATGGAAACGCTCCGTACCAGTCTCACGCCTTTAGATAGGTGCGACAGATGCGGAGCGCTCGCGCTCGTAAGAGCCAGTTTCATTCATGGCGACCTTTACTTTTGCGTTCACCATGCTCGACAGTTCGATGTTAAGCAAGCCTCATTTGCTTTAGAGGTTGCTAACGAAGATGTTGAAAATATGTTGGTTTTACACCGATTCTAAGATTGATTGAATAATCGCTGTAATTACACATAGAACGAAAGACCCGAGCAATGCAACGCCCCAGAGATAGCGCAGTTCAGGGAACTTTGCTGGCTCACGCTTTGGCTTACGCTTTACTGCCTTTGTCTTTGGCTTCACGATTTCCTCGAATTTCTTATTGACTTCATTTGTATCCATTGTTTACCTCTCTCTTGGTTAATATAACAGGGGTAAGATACTACTTATTCCGAGTTGGTGCAACTTTCTTTTTTTGCGTTTTATAGATGAATGGCGCAGATGTGTAGGCATCGTTATCGGCTGAAATCTCTAAAGCCTTTTCAATCGTAGCCCCAGCAGATAGCGCACCAATGGCATAACTGGAGCCAGAGCCGACACCATAGAAACCTTTGCCATCAAGCGAGATGCTCATATCCTCAGCAAGTTCGAATACCTCACCACCGACAGCAATCAAGAAAGCAAATTTAGTTTCACCATCATCGGATTCATTCCATTTGTATTCTTGCTCTTTGAAGCAAGCCTTCAACGAAGGAACAACTTTAGAAATCATAAAATGGTAAACATCTAAAAAGTCTTTTGCAGTTGGCTTAGGTGGATTCCAGATATGTTGAGCAATATCGCAAGGCGCACATTCGCCAGAATCT